TCAAAAACATTGCCTCTATAACTTTCACCACTTACACCAATTGCAAAAATAAGATCATTATTTGAAATATCACCACCACTTGATGAAGTTCCAGAATTTCCAGCTGTACCCAATGCTATAGAATTATCATTTCCGCCATAACAATTATTACCAACAACTAAACAATTTTGAGAATTTGCAGAAGAATCCAAACCAACAACTAATGAATATGATGCATCAACTGTTGTTTGACTATTAAATCCACCAACAGTCGAATACGCTCCATTTGCATTACAATTGTTTCCAAAAGTTACAGCACCTAAACCTATATTAAAACCGGGATTTTCACTATTACCTGATTCAGTTTTTATTAATGATCTGAAAGCATCGAGATTAGGATGTTTCCATTTTGCACTTGATGCATCACTTATAGGTACAACCACACCTAAATTTGTTGACCAAATTTTACCATTTGCGTATAATTCAAAAATATTTCCATAACTTGCATCTTGGACTAATGATTCTTCCGGACCGTATATTTTCGGTGAATATGAGGAGGTGGCACCGTAAGTTCCAGAAAGAATTTCAGGATAATAAGATTCACCACTTGCACCAATTGCAAAAACGATTCCACCATTTTTCTTTCTAAACTGCGCAGGGTTTTCGTCTGTTTCATCCTGTGGTCCGGCGAACTGACCACCACGCCAAGCAGAAAACAAATTGGTATTACCGTTTCTTCCAAATGCTAGAGAGGTTTCAGTGTATCCGCCACCCGCAGGCAACCAACCCGAAGGATCTTGGTAAGAGTTTGCTTTGCATTCCCAACCTAACGCAAGTGAGCCTATACCAGAGGCATCACAATCTTTTCCAATTCCAACTGAGAAATCATCATTAGCTACACAGTTGCTACCCATTGTAATAGAACCATAACCCTTAGAACCTCCAGACGTACCGTGATTTTCCCCCATTGAAAATGAATAGTCACCCGAAGACTTCGAATTATTACCAATTGCTATCGAATATAAACCAGTTGAAGAATTTTCTTTTCCAAATGCCATACACCCCTCTTTTGTATTACAACTGCTATCCAATCCAATCGCGATACTATTTGTTGAACTTGCTATACCTCCCAATACAGCAAAACTACCACTTCCATCAGCTATACTATTTGTACCTAATGCGATTGAATTTACACCTCTTACTATATTATTATAACCCAATGCAACGGAATTGCTAGCATCAAAATGTACAGTACAATCTCTTCCTATTGCGACAGAAAAATTACCAGAAGCATCACAATGACAACCTAGCGCCGTACTTATAAAACCCACTGCCCTATTATTTCTTCCTAATGCCACCGATGATTCACCAAAAGCATAGTTGGCGGCCCCCAATGACACTGAATAAAAACCCTCACTTATGTTATTTACACCTACTGAAATTGAATAATCACCAGAAGCATCACACTGAAACCCAGAACAAAATGTATTTTGACCACGACATTTATTTTCCTCCCCGAAACAAACAGAATTCTTATTATTTATTTCATTATTTTTTCCAGCGATAAAAGAATAATCACTGTTTATTGTATTTGCTTCACCAAAACCTGCTGAATAATTACCAGTATTCAATGATGTTCCTATTGAAACATTACTTCCATCAACGAAAGAACACGTACCGTATGCTTTGGTATTACTACCAGCAGCGATTGATCTAATACCCAAAGCTTGTGGAATAGAAGTTATGTGATCAACATAAACACCAGTAGTATCTTGATTTTCTGGGTGTGTTCTTTGCCAAGATACAATTTGAGATGCTACAGAACCTAACTGGGATGTCCATAAATTACCACATACATCTAATTCGAAAACATTATGAAATTTTGTTCCTGGCGCAAAACCACTAGTTTGCCAAGTTCCCTCTGAAGAAATTGCAAAAATTATATTCTTTGTGGAATTTGCAAGCAAATCACCATTTTTATCTGTTTTTCTTATGAATATATCGTCTTTTTCCCCAGTAGCAGCGGAATAACCAAATGCTTGGGAATAATCTTGACGACTTAGAGAATTTACACCCATCGATATTGACGCTTCCCCTTCACTTTTACTATTTTCTCCCATTGAAAAACTGTAATCTCCCCTTGATACATTATCTTTACCAAATACTACCGAAGCTACACCAAAAGCTTGAGTTTCTAGTCCAGCTGCTATAGAATAATTGGCTCCTGCACCAAATAATCCAGTATCCATACTGGGATTTATTGCTTGCATACTGAAAATTGTACTGCCACCTGTTCCAGCACCTTTACCTAACGTCCATAATGGAGCATTTGCAGAATCTGGTTGTGTACTTGTTACTGTTATTGTATTTGATGATTGATCACCTGTTACTATAATATTTTTACCACCTCTAATATTAATTGCTGATTGTGACCTTATATGGTCATCTGTTGCTGCTTGATAATTTATTCCTCCTGAAAAATTTGCTGAATTGAAAATATTTGATGCAACAGTGAGTGATGTATTTTGTTTTAAAACGTATCCACTAGCATCGTAATCAATCGTACTTATTTCACCATCTATTGGCGATGGATTAAAACTAACATCAAAATTTCCTGATATTCCGGTCAAATTTTGATATATTATTCCACCATCACCTTTCCATGATACTCCAGCTAATATTTGAGGAGATGTTGTTGAACCATACGGAAAATATGTTGAATCCATTATAAATCCAGAAGCATCCATTTTAACAATTGCTTCTTTTAACTTTTGCGCCCGATCTTGCGCAGTTACTGATATTTCTTCGATTGTTCTTCCTAATCCCCTTCCCATTGGAACATGAATACTTATACCCGCACCACTTGCATCAGGACCTGACGGATCTAATATTGTAGGCATATCAACATTTAAATGGATCCACACATTTTCTTCTATTGAATTTACGAACCATACAATATTTTGCGAAGTATCTACTGGATCTATCCCACCATTATAACCCGATGGATCAGGAAAAGGATAAATTGGAACCTTGGATATATCAAGCGTTCCTACCAATTCTGTTTTTGTTGGGTTATATGTTATGAAAGGAGCATTTGCACCAGTTGAGTTACCCCATGCACCCGGATACTTATGTGTCAATGTTACTGATGACGCATCCGGAATTTGATTTATAAAAGCCCCACCCGTTTTACCTGCATATACATATAATGGGGGTTTTGGCGAAATATTCGTAAAATTTACTGCGTCAAAGAATTGAATTGCACGACTTACATCTGTTATACGACGGATTCCAGAACCATCCATTGGAACCATAATTGATGAAGGATCACTTGGAACATAAAATGGATCTGTTGAATCTATTAGATAAGGATAATTACGTGTTCCATCTGGCTTGTTATAAGATAAATCAACGTTTAATTTAAATAAAACTTCATTATTACATACATCTTTCAACGTAATGTTTTGAGAAATATCTTGGATATCTGTACCACCAGAAAAAGGCGAAAAAGAAGCATCATGGACGTTATAACTAGCATCTAATGGATAGTTTTCCTCGGTGAACGCCCAACTATCATTTAGTGAAGGATCAAATATTATATTGGTATTACCACTTGAACCACCATAATCTTGCGTTAAGATAACTTCACCGTAACTTCCCGAAGAAGCAGTTATTTCTAATAATGCAGAGTCATTTATAGCATTTATAAATCTGTCTCTGCGAGTGTCAGCATTGGGATTATATAAATATGTATATCCATTGTTTTCAACACTTTCAACATTAAAAATGGCGCTACCCATTGAAATTATAACCGACCCCAATGAACCATTGGGATCCGCGTTATTCCAAGAAGTATCAAAACTGTTTGGACGATCAACATCTAATACTACCTGTAAAGTTTCACCACTTGTATCCTCTAAAATAATATTTAACGAGATATCAATCGAATTTAATCCTTCATTGAAAGAACCATCTGTACCTGTGGGGTACCAATTATTTGGTGCAATATCCGTATAAGCGGTTAAAAAAGTTTGATTTAGAGGAGCGACTGTAGGATCAGGACAATAATAAATCGGTCTATTTGGTGGAGCGGGTAGTGGTGGAGGCAAGACCGTTTGCCATATAAAACATAGCGAAGAATCTAATATACCACGTTTTGCTCCCATTTGTAATTTTGGATAGTCATTCCACACTTGGGGATTGGACCAATAATACTGTCCCGTGTTATTTGGGTTTCCTATACCTTTAGCTAATTGGAGAGCACGTTCATTAGCTGAATCGCTAGTGTTACCCATGTAAATTGTAACTGCACCTAATGTTCCACCTTCGGTAGGATTATCACCATCTGCGGTGGGGGGAATTCCACACCCTATGGCTCCTACAAAGGACCCGGGAGGCCAATTCCAAGAAGGATCTCTTGCATACGTCGTAACCGGATCGATTCGGTCTTTAGTTCTATTTAAAATTAATAATAAAGATTCACCGCTTGTGTCTGTTAATAATATATTTTGACCACTACCTTTCGTACCAGTAATCGTACGCATAGCAACCCAACTAAGAGCCGCAGATGAATCTGTGAAAAATAAGTTAGCAGATGCATCATCACCGAAAACAGCACCCTGAAAGGTAATTTCGTTTGTTGCTGCAACTCCACTATCTACATTTTGAAATCCTATTTTTGCAAATGATTTTTTAGCATCAATACCACTATTTGTGGAATCCGGTAAATTATAAGTTTGAAATGCATGTTCTTGAACTGCTACAATTCTATTGCTTTTTACTAAACTATTAAATGAGGAACCTTGTCCTTTCCAACTTGTACTCATATATATTTAGCCTTTAGAAAAAGAAATTGATTTAAAAACATAAAAGCAAAAAATGTTAATATGTCTTTATCTAAAAAAAATTCACATGAAAGAGATAAAAGAATTGTTTTTGATGAAGGTCCTCATGTTTATTATGTTGATGGGAAAAAAATGGATATTTCCGTAACTGGATGGGTACATAGTCATTTTCCTCATTTTAATCCTGATAAAGTTATAGATAAAATGATGAAATCAAAGAAATGGTCACAAAGTAAATATTTTGGCAAAACAAAAGAGGAAATTAAAGAACAATGGAAAGAAAGCGGACGACAAGCATCTTCTGCTGGGACAAAATTGCATCTAGATATTGAAAACTTTTATAATGGATTGCCATCTTCAAATGATTCTGTTGAATATTTACAATTTTTGGATTTTCATAAACAAATTGGTTCAAAACTTACCCCTTATAGGACTGAATGGACAGTTTTTGATGAAGATTTAAATATATCTGGCTCTATTGATATGATTTTTAAAGATACAGACGGCTCTTTACTTATTTATGATTGGAAAAGAAGTAAAGGAATTAAAAAAACGAATTCTTTTGAATCAGCTACTACAGATTGTATTAACCATTTGCCTAATTCGAATTTTTGGCATTATTCTTTACAATTGAATACTTATAAGATGATATTGGAAAGAAAATATAATAAAACGGTTTCGGGTATGTATTTAGTTTCCCTTCATCCTATTCAAGATACTTGGAAAAGAATAAAAGTTCCCACATTAGAAACAGAAATGAATGATTTAATTCAATTAAGATTAAATTGATGCGGTTCTTTGTCTTCTTACATTTTCTATTGTAACCCGCATAGAATCGTTAGGTGGAAGTTGTGCTGTTGGTTCTTCGTTTCTTGCAATTTCTTGGATTTCTATTCCACTTATATTTTCTCTTGTTCTCCTCCTCCTCCTTAATCTTAATAATTTACGGATTAAATGATAAAAGACATAAATTCCTACGCTCGAACCTAAAAATATTGCTACAAATAAACCAATATTGGGACATTCACATGTTGAAGACTCCTTGTTTTGAAATACACTTGGTGCCAGACTTGGTGCAAAACTTGGTGCCAGACTTGGTGCCAGACTTGGGGATTTACTAGGCCATAGAGTTCTTTCTTCGCTAGGAAATGTACTAGGGATTTTTGTAGGGTTATCATAATAATTATTACAACCAAATTCATATTCACCATTATGATATTTTGCGATTCCATTAAAGTTACATTTTATGTCTGTGGAATTTAAATAACTAAATATGTTTGAATCAGGAACTTCGTAGCAATTTTCACGATAATGCATCTGTCCGTGATTATAACGTCCTTTGGTGCATGGGATACATTTACGTGTTTTAATATTATAATGATTTCCCGCTTTACATAAAATTTTGTCGGGAGGTAAAGAAGGAAGATTTGTTGGTTTCGAAGAAGGCCAAGGTGTAGGAAAATTAGACGGAAATTGCGTTGGAAAAGGCGTTGGGACACGTGATGGCCAAGGTGTAGGCATTCTTGATGGAAATTCTGTTGAAGGTTTTAAATTACGCGATGTCATATTTAAAATATTACAAATATGAGGCAGTTGCATGTAAATGTTTGTTGGAAAAAAACTTGGTGTTTTTTTAAAATTCCATGAAAAACATTTAAATTTTTCTGTATTTATAATTTCATCTTTCGGTTCTTTAAAACCATAACATAAAGATTCATTTAATGTAAAAGAAAGACAACATGGCTTACAATTCTCTTTTTCTTTTTTACAACAACTATCATCTTGGAGACACCATTTTGCACAATTATTTTCAGTAAGTAAAACCGCACCTTTATCCAAATTCCAGTTTATATATGGATTTCCCTCACATTTATTATTATATGAACCAATCTGTTTAAAATTTAAAATAAAAGGGTCATTATCTTCACAACCATATTGATATTCTCCATCTTCATAATGAGGGATTCCAGCCCAATTTGGCGCACATTGAACACTAAATCTATCTTTATATACAATTTCTCTATCCTTTATTTTATAACAATCTTCTTTTTCAGCAGGAGCGTTGCCATGATTGTAAGTTTCTTTATCACATGGAACGCATTTTTCATGTTTCCAACGTTCGCCTGCAGGGCAAATCATTTATTTTAATTTTAGATAAAATTGATTTTATCTAAACGAGTGTTTAATAAATCAAAGATGTCCTCCTATATTGAATTTTCCGAAAAAACACAAAAATACAATGTTTATCTATATATTTATCCTAATGGCATTAAATCTAAGAAAAAAATATTGATTGAAACTTTTGATAACGAAAATTGTGCTAGAGCAGGTGTAAAGGTTGCTCAAGCAATTATGAACAATCATCACAAAATATTTCAAATACCATCTAACGAACAAATTAATAATTGGATATCTAGCAATTTAAATTATTGATATTCTATAATGGGAACCTTTTTATCTAAAAATAAACAAAAAACGATTCCAAGGAGGAATCGTCTTAATCGATCACAATCTGAACCTTGTCGTCCTATGCGTTCAAGTATTGTTTCTTCCCATCCTCGACGTTCTTTATCACTAAATACAGAATCTTATGTTGGCAATAAAGTTATTTCGATTCTTCCTGGAACACATATTTCTTTTCGTTTGAATGATGAAGTAAAAAAGAAAGGCTGTTGTGCTTGTATTATGTGTTTTTTTCGTAAAGAACCAGAATTACCGGATATTGTGGATGCATCATTTGTTGGACCATCTAGGGCATCAGGAACTGATTTATAAAAAAGTATTATATTATAAATGCCAACATTTCAATTAAATACTGAAACTTATTTAGATCAATGTAATAAATGTTATAAAAATATAATTGTTATCAATAAAATGCCCGAATCCAGTCCATTGAAAACAATTGTAAAAATGCTTAGAAGGGAAAAATTGAGTCCCTTCGACGTTGAATCCAACTGTGTTTGTCGCAAACCTTGTTTATTTGCTATTATGAATCCACATAATAAATCCGAACTTCTTTGTATGGATGATATTGCTGAATTATTTGATTTTTTAATCACTAATGGCTACACTATTAATGATAAAATTACGAAATTTATGGGCAAAAAAAATTCTAAGTTAATATGTTTTATTTCTATTTAGCGGCGGCGACGGCTGCTACGGCGGCGGCGACTGCGGCGACGGTGCGGTCCGCCATGGCTGCGGCGACGGCGACGGCTGCGGCGACGGCGACCCCCAGCGTTCGGTCCAGCAAGCCCACATCCAGGACCACCTCCGCGTTGTCTGCGACTGCTTCTGCGACGACGACTGCTGCGACGACGGCGACGGCGACCTCCATCTTGTAACTGAAGCGGGCAACCTCCACCTCCGCGTTGTCTGCGACTGCTTCTGCGACGACGACTGCTTCTGCGACGGCGACCTCCTGATTTTGCAAATGGGCACTGACCACCACGTTGTCTACGACGAGAGCGGCGGCGGCGGGAACTTCTTCTACGATTTACCATTATATATTATATAAACAATTTAATTTTTTTAAAAATTGATTTAAATCCTTTTGTTCTACTTCTCACAAAAGTAGATATGACATTAATTCAGGAATATATTTCACAATTAAATGAAACAGAACGAATCGTTTATAACATTGCAAAAGAACATTTGGGTTCATCTTTTAATATTGAAAAAAGCATTGGTTATTTAGAATGGTTAAAAAAACGTACCTAATCTTCACCTTTAATTTTATGAATTGAATCTGAGTTTAGATTAAACCAAGAATTCCAATCCGTCTTTTTTATTTTTTTCGCTTTCTCCTTTTTCTTTTCTTCCTTTTCTTTTATAAATTTGGGAGATTCTTTAAATTTACCCTTGAAAATATATTTATTTGCTTTTTCGGCAGTAGGGATTTCTTTTTTATTAATTCGTCCTGAATTTCCATCACCCTTGTTATATTTTTTGAAACTTGCAAAAACTTGGGAGGTGGGTTCCTCTTCTTCTTCACGCCGTTTTTTTTCTTCCTCCATCTTTTTTTCTTTTTCAAGCTCTTCATTCTTTTTTTTAATATATTTTTCTATCATGTCCCGTCTATCAATATATAAATCAACTGAACTAAACTTTTTCACATATTTTCTAGCAATACTTTCAAGAATTTTATAAGAGAGTTTTTTATCGCACCAATATTCAAATCCAAGAGAATCATGGTTATAACGAAAGAATGTTGGTCCGTCTGGCGATTCTTCTATAATTGTTTTATCTTTTAATGTATTGTAATCTTTATTTTCATTCAAATTTTCTATGTCTTCATCTGTAATCAAATTTTGCTGTACAAAAGGAATTTCTGGTTCTGGCATTTCATTTAATTTTTCAACCCAAGGCAACCATATAAATTTAGCAACAACCCAAGAAGATAGAAAAATGCTAGCAGGTATTAGACTTCCCAAAATAAAAAAAGATTGTCCAACATTCCATTCACAGCTCATATTATATATTTTATTATGGTGTTTTTAAGTTTTGTTGTTGAAGATATTTAGTATAGTCTTTTAATTGCCACAAATCTTGTTTCAATTTTGTCACTGTTTCTTTTGTTTTTTTATTTTCTTTGCTTAATTTTCTATATTTTAATTCTGTTATATCATGATTTGCCCTACATTTCCAAAACCAAGGAAAATTATAAACTAAATTTATTTCTTCTCCATCAGATAAAAGTTTATATATCCTTTTTATTCGAATATCTTCTAAATTCCATTTATCCAAATAAATAAAACCAACCTTGAATTTTCCTTTTTGTTTAATTTGTATATCATTTATTGTACCAATTTGTATTTTTTTGAATGTTTCTTTTATATCTTGTTTTGTACCACAAAAACTTGGGATACAAATGCTCATGTTCATTTTTTATTTGATTATAATAAAATATTATAATCAATTTTTTGATGCTATCTCCTATATTTATATTACGCGCCCTAGATTTTAAAAAATTAACTTTCGCTGTGAGGAGACACAATTATATTTATAAAGTTCTCTTTAAACCCTTCAAAAAAATTGATTTAAAATTAAAATAGATACAATTAACTAAATATGGATACTAGTAAAATGAAGCCTTTGAAAAAAAACGACCGTTGGAAGCGTGACCCCGAGGAATCCAATTCGATGGAATCACGACCGACGAATACACGTTTTAATCGCTTTAATGCTGGTGGTGATCGCGGAGGATTTCGTGGTGACCGTGGAGGATTTCGTGGAGACCGCGGAGGATTTCGTGGAGACCGCGGAGGATTTCGTGGAGACCGCGGAGGATTTCGTGGTAGGAATCGCGGAAGAAATGGAAAATTTGGACGGGGACGCGGACGACGCGATGGAAATAATTCCTTCTCTCGAATGATTAAAAAGAAACCTGAATTTAAATTTGAGCCTGAAAGCTTTCCTTCTTTGGGTGGAAATATTAAGCAGAAGGTACAGCATGAAAATAATTCTTTGGATTGGGCTGCTGCAGCACAGAGGGGCGCAGAAGCACCACCACCTAAACCTAAAATTAAACCAGAACCCAAAATGAAACTTAAAACTATTGAAAAAAATATATGTTGTGATGATGATGATGGGGATTATTCTGATGATGGTTGTGTTTATGAAGAGGAATCATGTAGTTTTCCAGCAAAGGGTGGATACATTGATTAAAGGTAATAAGTTAAGATCTCAGTCTCTTTTTCTAAAAATTGTATAATGGAATTAAATTGTCAATGGACAAGTGATTTTGAAAAAAACGAAAAATTTTTTAATGATTTTTATAAAGAACCAGTAGAAAATCTACAATTATCTTGTTGTTATATTAACGCAAATAAAGAATTATTTCATATAAAAAAGCAGAATCTATATGTTGGAGACGGCTTATTAAAAAAAGAAAATCTAATTTATCACATAAGAAATAATATGTTTTATAATGAACGAAAATATATACCATTATCTATTTTGAAATATAATATTGACATTGACCCCGAAGATATTAAATTTTATTTGAATGATAATAATTCCAATAATTTTTTATCGGTTGAAAGAAGTATTGATTCGATCAAATGGAATGATACTATTACATTATTTCAAGATTTGAATTCACTTATTTTAATTTACATGGAGAAGATACCTAGCCAAAATACAACTAAAAAGGTATATATTAAAAATCGACGACATCGTAAGTCCAGAAGGAAATTTACTTAAAAGAAAATTTTTATTTATTACTAATGACTTCTGTCACCGAACTTTATTTTCAACTGGTTAGATGCGGTGATTTAAATAATATTGAAAAAAAATTATTCTTAAAAATAAAAAAGCTGAAAGATAATAAAATACGTGATGTTAATGAGTTTTTGACTTTATATAGATTAGTGGGACAAACACGTGATATTATTTGTGGTAAGGGAGAAAGGGATTT